GAGTGTGAATTCAAATGATTACTAGAGAAGAATGTCTAGGAAAGAAAGGTCTTGTAGGAATTTTTGAAGGAATGACTACTGTAGAAAAAACACGCAGAGGTGTCATGAGAGCATGTATGTGGGCAGAAGAAAATAATTATACAGTATTCTGGGGTCCTCCTGATTACAACTGTGATTTTGATTTCTTAATTTGCAAACCTAATGAGCAACCAAAGAAAGTTCAAGTAAAAACTAGTGGTCAAATAAGTCCTAATGGAAACAGTTGGATCTTTGGTTACAAGTCAGGAAATTATAGTCTAGATAATGAGTGTATGGAAGGAAAAACATGTAGAAAAGTTCCATTTGATTTTGATATATTTTTTGGATTAGATGCTGATGGGAATGAGCATGTATTGACTCGTGATGAGGCAACTAAAATATCAACTGGAAAAAGTAGATTACATTCTATCACTGTAAAAAGAAAATTATCTAAAGCGAAACTACCACTATGAAAGCATTAAAAACTCCTCTCAGATATCCTGGCGGAAAGTCTAGAGCATGTACTAAATTAGCAACAGTCTTCCCAAATTTAAACACATACAAAGAATATAGAGAACCATTTTTAGGAGGTGGTTCTGTAGCATTATATGTTACCAAGATGTATCCTCATCTCAAAGTATGGGTAAATGATTTGTATGTACCTTTAATTAATTTTTGGAAAGAGTTGCAGTATGATGGTCAAGCATTGGAAGATACTTTATTGAGACATAAAAATGAAAATCCTGATAGAGAAACTGCTAAAGAATTATTCAAAAAATCAAAGGAAGATATAAACAACCAAGAATTATCTAACCATGATCGTGCTGCAGCATTTTATATTGTAAATAAATGTTCTTTCTCTGGTCTAACAGAGGCAAGTTCTTTCTCACCTCAAGCAAGTGAGTCTAATTTTTCTCGTAGGGGTATTGAAAAACTATCGCAGTATGGTAAATTAATTGAGAACTGGAATATTACAAATTATAACTGGTCAGAATTGTTATCTGATAGTAAAGATACTTTTATATACTTAGATCCACCATATGATATTAAAGATAATTTATATGGCAAGAAAGGTGAAATACATAAGAGATTTAGTCATGACGATTTTGCAACAATATGTGATGGGTTTACAGCAACACAGTTGATATCATATAATAGTAGTCAATTGATAAGAGACAGATTTAAGAATTGGTATACTGCAGAATTTGATCACACATATACCATGAGATCTGTTGGTGATTATATGCAAGATCAACAGGGTCGAAAAGAATTATTAGTTTTTAATTATGAGTGAGTTTTGGAAGGTCTGGAAATATGCTTTAGGATCATTCAACGATAGAACAACCAAAAAATATGATAATTGGATATGTGTTATTAGAACGATTATTATGATACAATTAGTTGTAACTAACTGTTTTATTGTTGGTGGTAATATCAGACATTGGAACGACCATCACATCCCACCATCTTATGAAAAGAAAGAAAGCACCATTTAAACTTAATATATTTGGACTTATTGGTATCCTATTAATGCTTAGTGGTATTATGTCTGGGGTTGTGGTATACTACAGTATTATGGAGGTTTACAAATAATGGAACTTAAAGACTGGTTAAGATCAATTAATCTAACAAAAGAAAATTTATTAGAGGAAGATCCTACACTTAAGTATCCTGCTTTTATTGTAAACAAATGTTTGTCTGGGATATTAGATAGTGTAATGTTTTCTAATGAGATGAATAAGTATCCTAACTTAGACCCTAAGTTGCAGTATGATTTCTTATTACATTCTTTGAGAAAAAGAAAAAGGTTTGCTCCTTGGTTAAGGAAAGATAAGATAGATGATTTAGAAGCAGTTAAAAAGTATTATAGATACAGTAATGAGAAAGCATTGCAAGCAATGAGAATTCTCAGTAAAGAGCAAATAAAATTTATTAAACAAAAGTTAAACACAGGTGGGAGAATATGAATGACCTATTTGTTTTTGTGTATGGGTTAATGTTTGCAGCAATAACAGGTGCAACATTTGCCTTTATGTGGAGAAGCATGGGTATGGTCAGAGATGAATTTGACAAACCCAGAAAGAAAAGAAAAACAAACATCCATCCTGAGATGGAAGATGTTAAGTCAGGTGAGACACTTCTAGTTTTTAAAGGACTAGAAATTGAAGAAGAAAATGAAGATTCTAAGTATTGATCTAGATTTTATTTCAGCACCTGCAATTAACGAGTTTTACACTAGTGGGATGCATGAGCATTACAAAGATTCTCATGCAGTAATCCAATGGAAAGAATATCAATCAAAAATGCCAGAGGTATTTGAGAGCATATCTCATAAGATAGATATAGACAACTATGATTATTGTTTAAGAACATATTTAAGGGCACTCAAACACTGCGAAGATGTGCATTTTGGTTATGATCATGACAATATTTTATATGGTTTAGAAGGACACACCGACATAGAAGTAGTTAATATAGATCATCATAGTGATATACTTACCAATACTAGGGATTCTACAGAGGAAGAAATAAAACAAATAGATGAGGATGAAAGAGTAGTAGAGGGTAACTGGGCATATTATTTACAATCACAGAAAAGATTAAAATCCTTTCATTGGATTATGAATGTAACCTCAGAAGAGTTTACTGATGTAATGCATGGACACAAGTATCTGGATAATTTTACTTGGTCATTCAAAGAGGATTATGATTTTGGTGATTATAAGTTTGATCAAATATTTGTATGTCTATCACCTTCATATATTCCACCATTACATTGGCACATGATGAGCACATTTATAAAAGTCTATGAAGAACTCACTGGGAAAAAAATAAATATAAATTATCTACATAGAAAATATGAGATGGAACTATATTACAAGGGTGTAACTAAAATTATTTACTGATGAAAATTAATTACTTGAGTCAGGATTCACCTGACGATTACATTATAAAACAATCTGAGTTTAAGGACTCTAGTGGCATGCCATATACTAGGTGTCCATGTTTTAATCATAGGAACGAAAGAACTTTTATAATATCATCACCTATTGACTATGAGTTTAGAGTTGATGAACCAATAGACTCAAATTTTTTACACCATAATCAAGAGCATTTAGATACTTTAGTCTTTCATTTAACAACACCACATTTTTTATTGTGGACATCAGATGATGATGTGTGGTTAGAAGCAAATGATCATCCTATGACTGCTTTGGATAATAATATGATTATGGTTCCTGGTTGGGTACAGTTATCTACATGGCCGTCTAAGGCAAGTATCGGATTTCAAGTAGTAGATAAAACAAAACCAGTAAAGTTCAGAAAAGGTGATCCTCTATGCAGGTTATCCTTTCATTCTCCTGATCTAAATGCAGAAGTGGACTTACAAAGAATTGAAGATCATGCTATAATAGATGAAATCTTAGAAATTTATGAAACAAAACGAGAAGAGGCAATGGATAATGGAGAATGGAAAGATAGATTATTTAAAAAGGGTAAATCCAAATGCCCTTTTGCGAGAATTATTTACTAAATAACTTTACGCAATGAATTAAAACAATGAGTGTAGTGACTGAACCGACCGTTGATTGGTCGTCCGATAAGATGGTAGAAGTATCATTAAGTGAACCAGATGATTTTTTAAAGGTTAGAGAAACCTTGACAAGAATTGGTGTAGCATCGAGAAAAGAAAAAAAACTTTATCAAAGTTGTCATATCCTACATAAACAAGGAAGATACTATATAGTTCACTTCAAAGAACTATTTGCATTGGATGGAAAAAGAGCTAACCTTACTATTAATGATGTTCAGCGTAGGAACCGTATTTCTCAGTTGCTTGCTGATTGGGGACTCATTAGTATATTAAATGTCGATCAGATATCCGACATTGCACCATTAAACCAAATAAAAGTGTTGTCATATAAAGACAAAGGCGAGTGGATATTAGAAACAAAGTACAATATAGGAAGAAAAAAAACAGAGGAAGATTGATTTGAAAAAATTTATTTTTGATGTTGACGGGACTCTCACACCCGCCAGAAAAGAAATTGATGGTGAGTTCTTACCATTTTTCTATGACTTTGCCACAAAACATGATGTCTACTTAGTAACAGGTAGTGACAGAGAGAAGACATTAGAACAACTCACACCAAGTTTATATAACAAATGTACCAGAGTATATAATTGTTCTGGTAGTGATGTGTATGAGGGCACTAAGAATGTCTATAGGGACGATTGGGAATTGCCTGATGATGTAAAAAGACACCTAGAAAATGAATTATTATTCAGTAGGTTTCCAATTCGTAATGGAATTCATATAGAGGTTAGACCTGGCGGTGTAAACTTTAGCATACTGGGTAGAGCAAATACATGCTTTATAGAAAGAGAAGAGTATGTTAAATGGGACAACTTAACCCATGAAAGAAAAGAAATTGCTAGAAGACTTAGACTAAAGTTTCCAGAACTAGAGGTACAGATAGGAGGACAAACAGGTTTAGACCTAGCACCACTAGGAAGAAACAAAAGTCAAATCCTTAGAGACTTTCAAACTACTGACGAGTTACACTTCTTTGGTGATATGATGGAGAAAGGTCAGAATGATTATGCTTTAGCAAAAGCAGTACAAGAAAAGGGCGGTTTTCACTACCATGTAAAAGATTGGGTGGACACCCGAACCAAGTTAGTCGGTATAACCGATTGACCATATATAATATTTCTGTTTAAATAGTAATGTCGCCTTCGGGGACACAATTACACTCGCTTAATAAGGAGAACTATGGACATTCAGAAGTATCATTCTGCCGATCTACCAACTATCATAGATCGCATTTCAAGGAATAGCATCGGATTAGATAATTATTTCGATCAATTCTTTACAACAGATTTTAACACTAGTTACCCACCATACAATTTGGTTAATGTTAGTAATGTTGAATCAAGACTAGAAATAGCATTAGCAGGGTTTTCTAAAAAACAAGTTAAGGTTTACACAGAGTATGGTAAACTAGTTGTAGAAGGTAACAAAGAAAACAAAAAAGAACCTGAGAACTATACTCACAGGGGATTAGCACAAAGAGCGTTTACTAGATCATGGACTATCGCAGACGATACAGTTGTCAAGAAGGTAGTGTTTGAAGACGGTTTATTAACTGTCACATTAGGTAAGATCGTTCCAGAGCATCATGAACGAAAAGACTGGATTTAAACACATTTCTCTGGGGGTTGGCAAACCCCCATTTTTTATGTTATAATAACTGGGTAACGACGGTTACATTGGGTGTGACTGAATAAACTTACTGGCATATAGCTGGTTAAGGTGATGCGACAGAGGTGGTGCTCGCTACTGGCAACAGTAGAACTTCTCAACCAAGAAGGTCGTAGGCAGGGGAGTTTTTCTAATCTGTAGAAATGCCCTCCTCTTGTTGGTATACAGGAATCCAACCACCCACCCTACACTACATGATGGTATTATGTCTATTAAAGTTGGAATATTAAATGACGGTACACAACTTCTTGCTGATATAAAAGAAGTTTTGGATGGTGATACTAAACAATATATGGTCATAAAACCATTTGAGATTGTGTACACAGACGCAATGGAATTGTTAGAAGAAAATAATGCCACAAAAGCAACAACTAAACAAGTTGGATTAAAAACTTGGTTAGAAATATCAGAGGATGATACATTCATTATAAATCCTAATACAGTCACTACAATATGTGATCCTGTACCTGATTTACGATCAATGTATGAAGACCTAACTGCAGGAAGAAGAATCTAATGGCATCACCTATCATAAAATTACTCGTTCTAAAAAACGATTCTAAAGTTTTAATTACTAAAATTAGAGAAGTACAAAGTGAATTAGGAGAACCTGATTGTCAATTGACAGATCCTGTTGAATTTAGAATTGAAGAAGGAACAGATTGGAAAGAAAGATTACAAAGGTGGCCAGGTAAACAACTGACACAAGACCACCAGTGCATGATATCATCTGATGCTATACTAACAATTGTAGATCCTCAACCAGAATTGTTGGAGGCATATCAAGAGGTTATTAGTTGAAGTTTTATACAAATGTTTGCATGATCGGGGACAAGTTTCTCGTCCGTGGATACGATAATGGCGAGTATTTTCAGATCCGTGACGATTATCAACCTACCCTATTTGTATCATCAAATAAAAAAACACATTACAAAACTCTCGATGGTAAAAGCGTAGCACCTATTAAACCTGGTACTGTGCGAGAAACCAGAGATTTTATAAAACAATATGAGTTTGTAGATAATTTCCAAGTATTTGGTAATGAAAGATTTATTTACCAATACATATCAGACAAATATCCTCAAGACGAAGTTAAGTTTGATGTTAGTAAGATTCGTCTATACACGATGGATATTGAAACTAGATCAGAGAATGGATTCCCTGATGTAGAGGCAGCAGATCAAGAGATGTTATTGATCTCTATGCAAGATTATAATACAAAAGAGATTATTACATGGGGTATTGGTAAGTTCAAGTTAAAGCAAGAGAATGTATATTACAAACAATTTAATAATGAGTTTGATTTACTAAGTGATTTTATACAATGGTGGATTAAAAATACTCCAGACATTGTGACTGGTTGGAACATACAAATGTTTGATATACCATATCTCGCAAAAAGATTGTATAGAGTTCTAGGTGAGAAAACTGCTAGAAGATTGTCCCCTTGGGGTCTAGTGTCTCCAAAAGAACTTTACATCAAAGGTCGTCGTCATGTTGTATATGATATAGGTGGTATCACACAATTAGATTACCTAGATCTATACAAGAAATTTACATATAAAGCACAAGAATCTTACCGACTAGAATACATTGCACAGGTAGAACTAGGACACACAAAACTAGATCACTCTGAGTTTGATACATTCAAAGATTTCTACACTCATGGGTGGCAAAAATTTGTAGAATATAACATTGTCGATGTGGAACTAGTTGATAAACTAGAAGACAAAATGGGTCTTATTCAGTTGGCATTGACTATGGCATATGATGCCAAAGTAAATTACAATGATGTGTTCTATCAGGTTCGCATGTGGGACAATATAATTTACAATTATCTAAAGAAAAGAAATATTGTTATTCCTCCTAAATTATCTGAACAAAAGGATGAAAAATATGCAGGTGCATATGTAAAAGAACCTATACCTGGCAAGTATGATTGGGTGGTATCCTTTGACCTTAACAGTCTGTATCCTCATTTGATTATGCAGTACAATATATCACCAGAAACATTATTAGAAAGCAAACATCCTACTGTATCAGTCAAAGATATACTTGAAAAAAATATAACTTTTGAAATGCATAAGGATAATTCTATTTGTGCTAATGGTGCAATGTATCGCAAAGACAAGAGAGGGTTCTTGCCTGAGTTGATGGAAAAGATGTATAATGAAAGAGTCATTTTCAAGAAGAGAATGATCAAAGCAAAGAAAGAATATGAGAAAACTCCCACTAAAGATCTTGAGAAAGAGATTGCTCGATGTAACAACATCCAGATGGCAAAGAAGATATCTCTTAACTCTGCCTATGGTGCGATTGGTAATCAATACTTCCGCTATTATCAATTAGCAAACGCAGAAGCGATTACTTTATCTGGACAAGTTTCTATTCGTTGGATAGAAAACAAAATGAATGCTTACCTCAACAAAATCTTAAAGACCAATGACAAAGATTATGTTATTGCTAGTGATACTGATTCTATCTATCTTAACCTCGGTCCTCTCGTCGATGTTATTTACAAAGATAAGGAGAAAAATTCTGAAAGCATTGTCTCATTTCTTGATAAAATTTGTGAGGAGAAATTTGAACCCTTCATCGACCAGTCCTACAAAGAACTAGCAGAGTATGTAAATGCCTATGACCAAAAGATGTTCATGAAGAGAGAGAACATCGCTGACAGGGGCATATGGACTGCTAAGAAGAGATATATTTTAAATGTATGGAACAGCGAAGGTGTGCAATATACCGAACCTAAACTAAAGATGATGGGTATTGAGGCAGTCAAGTCATCAACACCTGCACCTTGTCGCACAATGATTAAAGATGCACTTAAGTTGATGATGAATGGCACTGAAGATGATGTAATTAAATTCATCGAAGACAGTCGTAAGAAGTTTAGGAAGTTGCCTCCAGAAGAAATAGCATTCCCAAGATCTGTTTCTGATGTGACCAAATATAAATCAAACAACATGATCTATATAAAAGGCACACCTATTCATGTGCGTGGTGCACTACTGTTTAATCATTACATTAAACAAAACAAATTGACGAATAAGTATTCGTTAATTGGTAATGGTGAGAAGATTAAGTTCTGCTACCTTAAAAAACCAAACAAAATACATGAAAATGTGATATCATTTATTCAAGACTTTCCTAAAGAATTGGGTATTGACAAATACATTGACCATGACTTACAATTCAATAAGAGTTTTCTTGAACCTTTGAGAATTATTCTTGACTCTATCGGTTGGAGAGTTGAGAGAACTGCAAACCTTGAATCATTTTTTGTATAATGGATTTTCTAAAAGACATCGTAAAAGAGATTGGTGATGACTACACACAACTCGCATCAGATATTGACGAAACTGAAAAATATGTGGACACAGGTTCGTACATTTTTAATGGACTTGTATCAGGGAGTATATTTGGTGGTGTATCTAGCAACAAGATTACTGCTGTGGCTGGGGAGTCTAGCACTGGAAAAACTTTTTTCTCTCTCGCTATTGTTAAAAATTTTCTGGATAACGATCCTAACGCTTATTGTTTATATTTTGATACCGAATCCAGTATCACAAAGTCTCTACTCGAAGATCGTGGGGTAGATACAAGTCGTTTAGTTGTTATCAATGTTGTAACAATTGAGCAGTTTAGATCAAAGGCACTTAAAGCAGTAGATATATATCTTAAGTCCAAGACAGAAGATCGCAAACCATGTATGTTTGTGTTAGACTCTCTTGGTATGCTGTCCACCGAAAAGGAAATTGACGATGCACTAAACGATAAGCAAGTTCGTGACATGACTAAATCACAACTTGTTAAAGGTGCTTTTAGAATGTTGACATTGAAGCTTGGACAGGCAAACATACCTATGATCGTTACAAACCACACTTATGATGTTATTGGAGCTTATGTCCCTACAAAAGAAATGGGTGGCGGTAGTGGCCTTAAGTACGCTGCTTCTACCATTATTTACCTCTCGAAGAAAAAAGAGAAAGACGGTAAAGATGTCATCGGAAATCTTATCAAAGCTAAGACACACAAATCTCGTCTAAGCAAAGAGAATAAAGATGTTACAGTTCGTCTGTTCTATGATGATCGTGGTCTTGATAGATACTACGGTCTTTTAGATCTTGGCGAAGAGGCAGGTATGTGGAAAAATGTAGCAGGTAGATATGAGATGAATGGTAAAAAAGTATATGCTAAAGAAATATATAAAAATCCTGAGAAATATTTTACTGAAGATGTAATGAATAAACTAGACGAAGCATCTAAAAAATTGTTTAGTTATGGATCTTAAATCTCTTCCTGTATTTCCTATACCAATAGGGTTATACAATTTTGAGAAAGAGAATCATGATCTAAACAAAGCTTTGATAGATGATATTCAGAATGAGTTAGACAAAGATCAGCAAGGTCAGGTTCGCAGTAATATGGGAGGTTGGCATAGTGCTGATGATCAAGAAAAATATTATGATAGTTTTAAGAAATTAAGTGTTATAATAGAAGAGCAATCCGATACCTATTGCAAGATGCATGGGTACAAAGGTGGTCTACAATGTAGCAACTTGTGGGCAAATGTAAATCAAGCAGGAGATTTTAATCTAAGTCATCATCATGGCACTGCAGCATTAACAGGTGTTTACTATCCATGTGGTATGATTGTAGACAAAAAACTAGTTTTCAATTATACTAAGAATGTTTCATTAATGCCTGGTGTTTGGGATGGTCAAACTGGAGGATCTATTGTTCTCTATGATCCTTCCTATAGTAAGAAGACTAAACTCATCAAAGATAGAGATAAACCAAGTCCTTACACATTCGATACCTACTTTACATATCCTATTGCAGGATTATTAATCCTATTCCCATCTTATATTATTCATACTGTCACACCCTTCAAAGAAAACATGAAGAGAGTCAGTATATCTTTTGTCTTAAACTATGGAAAAACTTGAACTTACTATACTAAGCAACCTCATTCATAATGATGAGTATGCTAGGAAAGTAATTCCTTTTATAAAATTAGATTATTTTGAACTAAGATCAGAAATGATTTTGTGTCAAGAGATAATAGATTTTATCGCAAAGTATAATAAGTGTCCAACACAAGAGATATTAGATATAGAGATACAGAATAGAGAAGACATTACAGAACAAGAATATAAAGATATAAAAGATATAAATCAAACATTATCTAAATCATCTGACACTAATTGGTTAGTAGATGCAACAGAAAAATGGTGTCGTGATAGAGCAATATACTTAGCATTGATGTCCTCTATAAAAATAGCAGATGGACAAGATGCCAATAAAGGAAGAGGTGAGATACCACATATATTATCAGATGCTTTAGCAGTATCTTTTGATAACCATGTAGGACATGATTACCTTGAAGATTATGAAGCAAGATACGAATCATATCATAAGAAAGAAGAAAAGATTCCTTTTGATCTAGAGTTCTTTGATAAGATTACAAAAGGTGGAGTTCCTAATAAAACTCTTAACATTGCTCTAGCAGGTACAGGTGTAGGAAAGTCTTTGTTTATGTGTCACTTTGCCTCTTCTGTCCTCCTCCAAGGAAAAAATGTTTTATACATCACTCTGGAAATGGCAGAGGAAAAAATAGCAGAGCGTATTGATGCAAATTTATTAGATGTAAACATAAGAGATCTTACTGATTTACCTCGTGTTATCTTTGAAAACAAGGTGACAAAACTAGCAGAGAAAACACAAGGTCAATTGATTATAAAAGAATATCCTACTGCATCAGCACATACAGGACATTTTAAAACTTTATTAAATGAGTTAACACTTAAAAAATCTTTTAAACCTGACATTATATTCATAGATTACTTAAATATATGTGCGTCAAGTCGCTACTCTAAACTAGGAAATGTTAACTCCTATTCATACATCAAAGCAATCGCAGAAGACCTTCGTGGACTTGCAGTTGAATACAATGTCCCGATTGTTTCCGCTACTCAAACTACTAGGTCTGGTTATGGTAATAGTGATATCGACCTTACTGATACTTCAGAATCCTTTGGTCTACCTGCCACTGCTGATCTCATGTTCGCTCTTATCAGCACTGACGAATTAGAGGGATTGAATCAGATAATGGTTAAACAATTGAAGAATAGATATAATGATCCTACTATTAACAAAAGATTTGTTCTAGGAATTGATAGGGCAAAGATGAGATTGTTTGACTGCGAACAAAACATAGGTGGAGAACTAATAGATAATGGACAAGAACAAGAAACTATAAAAGAAGATGCAAAACAAATGAAAAATAAATTTGCTAAATTACAATTTTAATTATGGTAAAAACAGTTACTGATACTTGGCAGGAAATCTCAGTCGTCAACAATTTAAAATGGGAGTTTAAATTACTAGGAAGTAAACAAGACATTCCTGTATTGGTTGCACAAGATTATTGGAAATTTCCTGATAGCATTAAAGATTTTTTTGATAATGGATACTGGTATGATAATTTTTCTACAAACAATATTAGACCAGGTAAAAGTTTTCATATACAATCAGAAGTTCTTGAGTGGTTTACTACACCAATAAAAAAATCCTTAGCACCTTTGTTTGGTCTGACTGATTTTATTACTGATTGTACCTTTGGTAATTGTTTCAATACTAATATGAAATTGACTCAAATACAATCTGCCTTTCCTCATGTAGATATTGATAACAATGTACCACTTATTCATGATGTTCATATAGCAGCAAATATTAATATAACAAAATCAGAACATCCTGTACAAACTGGGTTCTGGTCATTCAATCAATTGAAATCAACTTTAGATTTTAGTCATAATGATAAAGCAGTTTTTAGAGATTTTTATTTTAAAATGGGATCTAATGCACTAACTGATAACGCATCATGGTTTCAGATAGAAGATTACGGTCCTTGGGTGCTTGAAGATATTATAACTATGTGCTATAATACCATCGTAGTATATCCAAGTCATTTTTTTCATAACCCTATTATGAAAGACTCTTGGTTTGATGATAGTGATAGAGTGACCATTAGTTCATTTCTAAATACATCGCCATCTAACTTAGACTTCCATCAAAAAGACATTGATAACATATCATATGCTTGGGAGTTTTTCCATTTAGATAAGATACACGACTATCATCCACAAAAAACTATCGTACCAGTATAACATTATGCCTACTTATTCAGACGCTATTTCTAATAACGATTTCACAACACCACAAAAACCAACACCAAAACTAAACAGACCCAAAAAATTAAAAGAGTTTTGGGATCTAGAACCTGGCGATTCTGGTACAGAAGGTTGGTCTGATAATCCTGATGATCCAACAGGTGCACAACTTGGTGTAGGAGATGCAAATGTAGTTGTTACTCCAGATAAAACAACACAGACAGTTCCAAATCCAAAATGGACAGAGTATTTACAGTTTACAGATGCAGTAACCAGTAATGAATCTAAAAATACGGGTGCATTTATAAATCGCATCAAGGATTTAGAATCAAAAGGATGTAAAATTGAAAGACTTTTGACTGCTGCCATAGGTATCAACGCTGAAGGTGGTGAGTTCCTTGAGATTGTCAAGAAAATTGCATTCCAAGGAAAAGAATTTACTCCTGCAGAGAAAGAACATTTGTTAATTGAATTGGGTGATGTTTTATGGTATGTTGCTCAAGCAACTATTGCTTTAGACTTATCTCTTGATGAGGTTATTGGTAGAAATATATCAAAACTTGCCAAAAGATATCCAGAAGGACACTTCAATGCTTACTTTTCAGAGAATAGACGCATAGATGATCTCTAAATAAGTGTATGGCAGATACAAGCACCACAAAAAAGACCTCATTAGAACCTTCTGAGGTCTTTTGTGCTCTTGGATTACTTATAAAAAACTCATTAATAGATGCACTTTGCAAAGATGTCTCAGGTGAGGCACTATTGCAGTGGTCTGCTGTAGAGGGACTTGCTTTATCTAAAAAAATTAAGGCACTTGATCCTAAATTCACAAAAATGATTCAAGATGCAGGAAAAGTAAAAGATAAGAAGAAAAGAACTGACTTAGTTGCTAATATAGTAGCAGGATTTTCGGGTGCTAAGGGTGTTAAAAAGTTCTTAGACAAGATGGATACTAAAGTAGATACTGTAACTGCTGTTTATATGACAGGTGCTACATGGCCACAGGAGGTATCAAAGTTTAGATTGAAAGAAAAGGGAGAAAATTTTGATTATAACTCATCTGATTTGGTTGTACAGGTTGGTCAGAAAAAATTCTTTGGTATTTCATTAAAGAAAAAACCAAAACCAAATTCTCCTGATCCTACTATTATAAACAAAGCATTCAGCACTTTTTTAGAGGGAACAGATCAAAAAAATAGAAAAGCATTAGAAGATTTAAACAAAGTAAGGCAAAATTACTTTGCAGATATGGTAAGAAAGGCACAAAAAGAGGGTATAATAAATGTAAGAGGTCTAGAACAGTTAAAAAATGAAGAGATATGGAACTACAAACTACTAAAACCAAATGGTAAAGACAAAGTTGCCCTGATTAACTTAAAAGGTTTCAACGAAAAAGATGATCCTATTGAGTTAACTGATGTGCCTGGTACAGTAGAACAGATGACAGTCTATGATAAACCAAAAGGAAGATTAGGTTTAAAAGATTTTATTAACAAAGATCTAGCAACACTTGATAACGATTTATTTACTAATTTTACAGATATTATCAATGATAATGCTGAATATTTTGCTAATAAGTTGATTGATATGGTTCTCAAAGTTAGATTAGGTAGTAAACTAGAGGCAAAAAACATAGCAGATTTTAATTTTGAGTTTGCTTTGGTCACTGGGTTTGCAACTTATAGTCCACATAGAACAGATCCTACTAAAGATACATTAGTTTTGAAACCTGCAAAGTTCATTCCCCTACATACTGTATTATGTGGTCTTGCAAACTTGGCAGGTAATAAAAAACCATATAAAATCGAGTTGGATAAAGAAAAAAAATTAAAAGCAAATGCTGCAAAGGTATTCTATAAACTTTCTAGGTCTGGAGTACCAATTTTAGATTTAGAATTACGATATAAAGGTGATTTTAAATCTATGCCACAGTTTTTTGCTACGATAACAGATGAGTTTCAGACACAAATGGATGAAAAATGTCTTGTTACTAAACCAACTAAACCTCCACAGCAAACTTTAATTCTTAATCAAACATTTTACACCTGATGTTAGAAACAATTTTGTTACTTTTATCAATTCCCTTTGTAACATTTACACTTTACTTTGGGACGAAAGGAGGGTATTATGATAGTGATGACTATGATGGTTATGGTACTGCCCACACTGTTCTAATGGATGAGGATGATCAAGGGAATACTTAAATATCTGGCAGAGATAAAAGATTCTGCTAAATATATGCTACAAGGATTATCTGTTACCCTTGACCACATGGGTCGCAGACCTGTAACTGTTCAGTATCCCTACGAAAAACTCATACCATCTGAAAGGTATCGTGGTCGCATACATTATGAATTTGATAAATGCATTGCATGTGAAGTATGTGTTAGAGTATGCCCAATCAATCTGCCAGTAGTAGATTGGGTAATGAACAAACAAACAAAGAAAAAAGAACTAAGAAACTATTCAATTGATTTTGGGGCATGTATATTCTGCGGTAATTGCGTTGAGTATTGTCCTACAAATTGTTTATCTATGACGGAGGAGTATGAACTTGCTACATTTGACAGACATCAACTTAACTATGATAATGTCGCTCTTGGACGATTGCCCACAAATGTTACAACTGATCCCAGTGTTAGGGCATTGCGTGAGTTACCTTACCTACCAAAAGGAGAAATGGATCCTCACACAGTCAAGGACTCTGACCCTAGGGTAGGCAAACTACCTGCTGAAGTATTAGAATGGATGACTAAATGACAGCAAAACTTGTAAGTATCACACCAGATGCTGAAAAAACTATGGCATATATTGCCAGAGTTTCTAACCCTGCAAACCAAGAGAACGATAATTACTCAGGGTTATTAAAATATTGTATCAAACATAATCATTGGTCTGTTTTTGAACAGTCAACAATGACATTAGAGATAGAAACTACTCGTGCTATAGCAGCACAAATATTAAGACATAGATCATTTACTTATCAGGAATTTAGTCAGAGATATGCAAAGAGTAATGAACTAGGAAAAATAGAATTGCCAGAGTTGAGAAGGCAAGACACAAAGAATCGTCAGAATTCAACAGATGATCTTGATCCATTTATAAAACAGAAGTTAGAACTTCAAATGAAGACTCTGTTTGAATCTGCACAGTCATTATATAATCAAATGATTGATGATGGAGTTGCAAAAGAATGTGCTAGAATGGTATTACCACTATGCACACCGACTAGAATTTATATGACAGGTTCTTGTCGTTCTTGGATACATTATATCAATTTAAGATCTGCAAATGGTACACAAAAAGAACACATGTTGATTGCTCAAGCAGTCAAAGATATATTCATTGAGCAATTTCCTGCTGTGAGTGAGGCATTAGAGTGGAATGAATCATGAAATTATGTTTGGAGTCCCATTGTTTAGATATCATTTAGACTCCGCAGAAATAAAAAAAATTGCAGAAGAAAAATTTACTTTAAGTCAAGGGTTTCCTATAGATGAGACACCTGGCGGGTGGGATTGTACTGTCAAAAGTGATTTTGATAATAGTCAGGCAAATTTATATACAAAATATTATGATGGAGTTATGAAACAATTTGGTAAAGATGTAGGATTAGAAAGTGGAACTGCCATGATGCATGAATCTTGGTTAAATTATTATGTTAAAGGTATGAATCAGGAAGAGCATGATCATCTACCATCATTTTACTCTGGAGTGCATTATATAAAGTATGATCCAAGAGTGCACGAGGCAGTTCATTTCTTAAATCCACTATTTCAAATATACAGTTGCACATATTCATTAACATCTAAAATTTGTCGTGGTGAGGACGCATTAAACGCTCATCCATTCTCAAGACAATTCATAATACCAGATGTAAAAGAAGGTGATGTAATAATATTTCCATCCTTCTTAAGGCATAGAGTTAATAAATCAGAAACGGATGTCCCTAGGATTACCTGTTCATTTAATATAAATACCATCAAGGGATCTACTCGTAGAGTTTTTAGTCAATGAAATCATTTGCGACTTTTATATCTGAATCACAATCAAACGCAGCAAAGCAAGCAAAAAAACTTGGTTTGAAAGGCGATGGTCATGGTTCTTGGGTTGATCCAAACGGTCGTATTGTCGGACGCACCGTTGAAGGTGAATTAGTATTTAATAGTGGAAGAAAACCCGCAAGAGGAACAGACCCTCTCAATCCAGGTTCTGCAGCAAGACCGCAGGTATCAGAAGTTCCTCCGCCATCTCAAGAGGGTTCAGCATCTCAAGCAATGCCCCCTTCAGAAGAACAAGGAGAAGTGGAGAAAACAAGAGGAACGCTTACTCTTGGTTTTGGTAGGTTTAACCCACCGACAATTGGGCATGAAAAATTATTAGATAAGATTAAAGATACATCAGAAGGTGGTGCATACACAGTTTATCCATCACACTCTCAGGATAATGAAAAAAATCCCATAGGTGCAGAAGATAAAGTTCTCTTTATGAAAAAACTTTTTCCTGCACATGCAAGTAATATAGTATATGACCAGTCTATTCGTACAATTATTGATGCTTTAACCCATGCGGATGTCCAAGGATACTCAACCATTAATCTCGTGGTTGGCAGTGATAGACAAAAAGAGTTTGAGGGTCTTGCCAACAAATACAACGGGCAACTCTATAATTTTGATGCGATTAATGTCATATCAGCAGGGGACAGGGATCCCGATGCTGAAGGGACAGAGGGTATGTCTGCTTCCAAACTTCGAGCTCTAGCAGCAGATGGAGATTTTGAAGCATTTAAAAAAGGATTACCTAAAGCAGCAAAGGGTACGGTAGCACAAGAATTATTCAACACAGTTCAAAAATCTATTGGTAAAAAAGCAGTAACCAAAGAGGGTATACAACTATGGAGAATAGCACCCAAGTTTGATTTTAAATCTTTACGAGAAAATTTTGTAGCAGGAAACATATTTAATATAGGATCATTAGTAGAAAATTTAAACACAGGATTAATTGGTCGTATCCTTAGAAAAGGTACAAATTATGTAATTGCGGTGACCAACGAAGGCATTATGTTTAAGAGTTGGATCAACGATTTAACAGAAGCAAAGGTTGTATCTGGGGTAGTCGCATCCAAAAGAGAAGTGGGTACAGATTCATATCGTGAGTATGTACAAGCGTTGACTCCGATGGAGAAGGTTAGGTCATTTATAAATAATAACAGAAAATAATTCCTGACTTGGCAGATGAGCAATTTTATTGAGAAATCAGTACAAGAAATATTTGATGAAAGCATGGCAAATGCGTTTATCAGAGAAAAGGTAGAACCTGTACAAGAAAGAGAACTAACCTTCCGAGAGAGTCTTGCGTCTAAGATGGAGGAAGATAGACTTGCTAAGTATGAGGAAGAAAAAAGACTTGTAGAAGAACAGGAATTAAAAGAAAAAGCAGTCAAGATGTATAAATCTGATGGTGCTACTACATCAGATGAAAAGAATAAGGAGATTACTGAGAAGAGTGTAAAGAATACTATTACAATTAATCCAGATATCAAAGAAACAATTGTAGGTAAAATATACGCAGCATACAATGAAAGGTATCTAACTGAAAAGAAAGCAAAGAAAGATTATGATGGTGATGGTAAAGTAGAAAGTGGTGCTAAGGAATACCGTGGTGTCATTCACAATAAGATACAAAAAGCAAGAGGTGGTAAGGCAGATGGTCAGGATACTTCTAGTGTTAAAGAAACATATACAGTAACTAACGCTGATAAGAAAGGTAACACACCTGCATATCAAGGTTTTAAAGCAGGTAAGAAGAATGCCAAGACTGGCAAACCTTTATACAAGGCAGCAGATCATATGAAAGAAGAGGAGTCTATTGAAGAAGGTAGTCTCAAACAAGCAAGAAAAAATGTAGGTGCATCTAAATGTTGGGACGGTAAAAAAATTGGTAATCCTCCAACTAAAATGAAGGGTGGTAAATCAGTTCCTAATTGTGTACCAGAAAACAGACAGGTTGCTTACGAACCTGAGAAGCATAAAGATCCAGACGAGTCTGATAAACCATACAGACAGAGATCTAGAGCTGCTAGAATGAGAGATCCAAAGAGAGGAATTAACTCTCCTGCATTTAAAAAGTTCATGGCAGATCGAGGCATGAGTGCATCATACGAACCCACGCTACCAATGGTCGAGAGTAAAAAAAAACTCTAACGATTGAAGAACAAGATAAAATTTATCTAGTAAAAGCAAACGAACCTGAGCAAGCATATGAGGTTACAGATCTTGTTGTCGGAGACATATCTGAATTGAATCGTTACGGAAAAGAAACGGGTAAGGCAACGGGTTCTATGAATAAGAAGGCAGGTAGTCCTGTCAAAAAAGGTGGAAATAGAAACGATGTTGCATTAAATTATGTCAGAAATAAAATTCGTAAAGAGACAGGTAGACCAGAGGGGCAACGCAAAAAGATAAAGGGTGAGAAAAAACAAGAAGGACCTAGTGCAGGAGTAAGAAAAGCAAGAGAAAAAATAGCAAGAGCAAAGGAAAACAAAGCATTTGCTGATAGAGGAAAGAAAGCAGGGTTTAAGAGCACCCAAGATTATGCAAATACAGTTGCTAGATATGGTGGCGAAAAAAACTACAACAATCCTAACAAACATGGCGGACTTGGATCTTAACGAAGTAGCACCACCTTCTGCAAAGCATGAAAGGATGGTAAAACATATAAAAAAATCCTACAAAAAGGATGGTAAATTGACTGATGATGAGAAGTCAATAGCGTATGCTACTGCGTGGAAAAATTATAATAAAGTTAATGAAAGATATAGCACCTTTGACTACACCTCATTACAGAAAGCAAGAAAAGAAAACGAAGCAGAAAATAAATTTCGTAAAGATAGAATGCAACATGGTAAGAAGGCTACAGGCACATCTAGGAAGAGTGTAAAGTATAAAGATTTTGTAAAAAAAGCAGAAGCAAGTAAAACTAAATTGAGAAAAGGTGAGTATAAAAAATATGTTGGTGGTAAGTTAGTGTCCAATAAAGCTTAGTAATAGTATAAATACATTTAGATAAATCGTAACTGGGTAAAAGACATGGCTCTCTGGGGTTCTAATGATAATATTACGACATTCGGTACTGTCGCAGTTGATGGTACTACTGTAACTGGCACTGGTACTACTTTCACCTCCGATGCAGTCGTTGGACAAGTAATCCGAATTGGTGTTCGAGGTGGTGTCGGTACATATTATGGCGACGCAGTAATTACAGGTATTACTAGCGATAGAGTATTGAAAATTGATACTACAGATGGTTTAAGTGCTACAAGTATTGCAGCAACTTCTTACTATCTCAGTGAACTTCCTAAGAGTTCAGTGTTAGATAGCGTTTATCAGGAAGGAAGATCTGATGCTGATTCATTAGTCTACGGTACAGCAACAGAGAACACAGGACTATACAAAGTAGGACATACAGGTTGGGTCGGTGTAACGACATATATAGATTGTCATGGTAATCTAAGGGTCAAATCAGAAACCTTAGTCGCTATGTCTGGTATTTCCACTGGTAACATACCATATCCAACTGATGAGTAGTATGTAAATCAATGAGATTTGACGAATTGAATGACAACAATTATCTATTATTTGCTATAAAAAATTATGACAATCCACAGGCAGTAACTGAGGATGATTTTTATGATGACCTTAAGCGAATAAAGTATATAAAAAGATTACTTAAAAGGTACAGGAACACTGGAGAGTTGAGGACTCATCTTATTCTCAACCACTTCATTGTTCTTTTTAATGTGTTTGGTGATGCAGGAATACCTCTATTGTTCTTTAAATTAGATAAAGAATTGTGGTCTTGCACTAAAAGTTTCCTGACATATCTTGGTAGAGTCCCGCAATACCCTATTACTGGACTAAATAGAATATTAGATGATGATTTTTGTTTAAAACAATTACACGATCTCTAATGGATCCTCGTTTAGACAAGGTAATAAAGTATTTCCGAGAGGAAATGATGGCAGCAAATGCTGTTGGACAGTCTGGTGGTTTCAGTTCTAGTGCTGATGCCAAAGGACCTGTGGCAGGATATGATAAACCAATGAAAAAGAAACCTCAGAAAAGATATGCGTCAGGTGGTGTGGGATCTAGAAAAAGATGGATGAAATAACATGGCAGAGAACATTAACACCGCTATTATAGAAAGACTAGAGAAAGTTGTTGAGTCTCTGCAGGAAAATTCTGTGAAGATGGGTCAACTTCTTGCTGTGCATAATGAAAAATTAGACAAGCAAGACAAGGTTGATGAAGTATTGTTTGAGAAAGTAGATAATTTACACAGGGATTTAAACAGAGAAACCAATGCAATCAAAAAAGGATGCGAAAGGGATATTAGAAAAGTTGACGAGCGTTTACGCACGATTGAAAAGAAGATGTGGTCTATTTGTGGTGCTCTTGCTATTGTATCTTTCCTCGTTAGTCCAATCGGATCGAAAATCTTGACAGGTATCGTAAGCAATGCTACAATGACTCTTGAAGAGAAACCCTTTGTGAATGGATCTAATTGATTCAAAATATATTACTTTAGTTTCTGCAAGATTAGACAAGTTTAAAAGAGTAAAAGACAACCTTTATAATTTTAGATGTCCTCTATGTGGTGACTCACAAAAGCATAGAAATAAAGCAAGAGGATATTTCTATCAAGTCAAAGTAAATACAAATTACAAGTGCCATAACTGTGGTGCTTCCATGTCATTCAACAATTTCCTTAAGAAGTTGGATGGCACTCTTCATGGAAAGTATTCTATGGAGAAATTTAAGGCAGGGTTTACAGGAAAGAATTTCCCTGCAGAAAAACCAAAGTTAAAATATAAAAAACCAGTATTCAAAGCAAAAATAGATCTACCTTTTTGCTCTGATGTTACCAAAGGCAAAACTTACTTAGAGAATCGTGGGATTGATCCATCTAAGTTCTATTATGCTGACAAATTTTGTGCGTTTGTTAACACTTACAAACCCACTTTCTCATCAAAAGTAATCGAAGAACCTAGAATAGTAATACCTTTGTATTACAACAAAGAAGTTGTAGGTTTTCAAGGCAGAAGTCTAAATTCAAACTCTGTTAAATATATCACGATCATGCTTGATGATGATGCTCCAAAAATATATGGACTTGATGACATTGACAAAACTTCACAAATTTATATCACTGAAGGACCGTTTGATTCGACCTTCCTCGACAACTCCATCGCCTTATGTGGGGCAGATGGTGATGTTCACAAGTGGGGTATTAGCAATCCTACTTGGGTTTATGATAACGAGCCACGCAATCGTGAGATTTGTAAACGAATCTCGGACACCATTGACAGAGGTGAAAAGGTGGTAATATGGCCATCCAATATACAGGAAAAGGACATAAACGATATGATCATAGGTGGACATGATGTAAAAAAAGTGGTAGAATTAAATACATATTCTAAACTTCAAGCGAAAGTTAAATTTACTGAATGGAAAAGAGTTTAGAAATACATACAATCTCTAAAGTAGATGTATGTAAAGGACAATCAAGTATCAATCTAGATGGACTCGCTGATCTTATACTAGGATTAGAGAATGACAGACTAGACAATGATGAATGGAGCACTCATTATGAGGATTCTAAAGCTCCTGACTCACCCATCATAGATGCTATAGTTGATGAAATGATAACTGCATTTCATGCTGCTACGGGATTGCAATTGAGGTTAAATGATAAGTGGGCACATATTCATCAAAAGAATATGAGCACCAATATACATAATCATTACCCAGTTGATATTTCTTCTGTCTTTTATGTCTCTGTCCCAGAGAATGCAGGTGCACTTCTGTTGCATCCGCACCACAACAAATATCATCTTGCCACTGTTCCATTTAAACCACAGGAAGGCATGTTTATAATATTTCCAGGTGCACTAGAACATTCTGTAACTAGGAACCATTCAGATAAACCAAGGATATCACTAGCGTTTAATTTCAATTTATACAAAGAAGAGGGCAAATGAGCAACGGAACTAATGTTCGTAAGAGATCAGGATTGTATGAGTCTCTTGATCTTAATAAGATGCATAAGATGGTTGAGGAGGCATGTAAGGATCTTGCAGGAGTATCAGCAAGTCAAGTTGAAATAAATTCTGGAGTACAATTCTATGATGGAATTACTACAGGAGAAATTCAAGAGATACTTATCAAAAGTGCAAGTGACTTAATAGATTTAGAGTCTCCTAATTACCAGTTTGTTGCTGCTAGATTGCTTCTCTTTGGTTTAAGAAAAAGATTATGGGGTAGACTTCATGAGTCACCCTCTCTAGGTGATCACATCACCAGATGTATTATGGAAGGTGTCTATGATAGACACTTTACTAGTAAATATACTGACGAAGAAATAGATGAATTGAATTCTTTTGTAGATCATGACCGTGACTACCTATTCACCTATGCAGGTCTGCGTCAGGTTTGCGATAAATATCTCGTACAAGATCGCAGCACAGGAGATCTCTACGAAACTCCGCAGTTCATGTATATCATGATCGCTGCAACAATGTTTTCCAACTATCCAAAAGAAACAAGACTCGATTATGTCAAACGCTACTACGACGCAATCTCCAGACACAGAATCAACATCCCAACACCAGTCATGGCAGGGGTCAGAACACCCATTCGTCAGTTTGCATCTTGTGTTCTGGTTGATATTGATGACACCCTCGATAGTATCTTTTCTAGCGATATGGCTATTGGCAAATATGTCGCACAGAGGGCTGGTATTGGGATTAACGCAGGTAGAATCCGTGGGATCAACAGTAAGATCAGGGGCGGAGAAGTTCAACATACAGGTGTTGTCCCCTTCCTTAAAAAATTCGAGGCAACTGTTAGATGCTGTACTCAAAACGGGATCAGAGGAGGGTCAGCTACTGTCCACTTTCCAATCTGGCATAAAGAAATCCGTGACATCATTGTACTCAAAAATAACAAAGGGACGGAAGACAACCGAGTAAGAAAACTCGATTACAGTATACAAATTTCTAAACTATTCTATGAACGCTTTATCCAAAATCAAAAAATCTCGCTTTTTTCCCCTCATGATGTTCCTTCTCTGTATGAGAATTTTGGGACCGATAGGTTTGATGAGTTATATTGCAGTTACGAATCTGATCAATCAATCCCCAGAACCGAAGTCAGTGCTCAAGAACTCATATTAGATCTACTAAAAGAAAGAGCAGAGACAGGTAGAATTTATATAATGAACATTGACCATTGTAATAGTCATAGTTCATTTAAAGACAAAGTAGAAATGAGTAACCTCTGTCAAGAGATTACTTTACCAACTAAACCATTGCAGCACATAGATGATGAGACTGGTGAAATTGCTTTGTGTATATTGTCTGCTATCAATGTAGGAACTATAAGAAATCTTGATCAACTTGAAGAACTATGCGATCTATCTGTCCGTGGATTAGATGCTTTGATTGATTTCCAAGGGTATCCTGTTAAGGCAGCAGAGATTGGAACTAGGAATCGTAGGTCATTGGGAATTGGTTACATAGGGTTGGCACATTACCTTGCCAAGCATAAGGTATCTTACGATAATCCAGAGGCATGGAAGTTGGTTCATGACCTATCAGAAGCATTTCAATACTATTTACTTAAGGCATCAAATGAACTTGCAAAAGAGCAAGGAAGGTGTGGTTATTTCGACAAAACAAAGTACGCAGATGGAATACTTCCAATTGATACATATAAGAAGGATGTAGATGAGATTGTAAAAAACAACTTAACTTATGATTGGGAATCTCTTAGGTCATCAATTCTAGAATACGGACTTAGAAATAGCACATTGTCCGCACAGATGCCCTCTGAGAGTAGTTCTGTTGTCTCTAATGCTACGAATGGTATTGAACCACCACGAGGATACTTATCAATCAAGAAGTCAAAGAAAGGACCTCTTAAACAGATAGTTCCTGCATATCAATCTCTTAAATCATATTATACTTTGTTATGGGATATGAAAAACAATGATGGATACATCAAAGTTGTCTCTGTAATGCAAAAGTTTTTTGACCAAGCAATAAGTGGTAACTGGTCTTATAATCCAGAGAACTATCCTAACAATGAGATCCCCATGCAACAGATGGCACAAGATTTCTTGAGCACATTTAAGTATGGTTGGAAGACATCATATTATCAGAACACTTATGATAACAAAACAGACGAGATAGAAGAAGATAAACCAGAAGAAACAAATTTAGACAACCTACTAGACAACCTATCAACTGCTAACGAGTGCGATGCCTGTGCAATCTAAAGTCGAGGGTATGACTGTCTTTAATAAAGAACAAGTCGATACCAAAAAACAACCTATGTTCTTCGGAGAACCTCTAGGAATACAAAGATATGACGAATACAGATATCCTGTATTTGAAAAACTAACACAACAAATGTTAGGATATTTCTGGCGACCAGAGGAAGTTTCTCTACAGAAAGATCGTGCTGATTATGAAGCACTTAGACCAGAACAAAAGCATATCTATACTTCCAACCTTAAGTATCAGATCATGCTTGATAGTGTGCAAGGTAGAGCACCAGGTATGGCATTGACACCTTACTGTTCTATACCAGAACTAGAAGGTGCTATGAATATTTGGCAAACTATGGAAATGATTCATAGTAGATCATACACATACATCATCAAAAACATATATCCAGATCCATCAGAAGTATTTGATACCATTATTGGTGACAAAGAAATCATAGCAAGGGCAGGTTCAGTTACTGAAGCATATGATGACTTCCTAAATTCTGCACAGGCATATGATAAGGGTGAAGTAGAATTAAAAGAGATAAAGAGAAAACTATATCGTGCTGTTGCTAATGTAAACATCCTAGAGGGTATCAGATTCTATGTTTCATTTGCTTGTAGTTTTGCTTTTGGCGAACTTAAGATGATGGAAGGTAGTGCAAAGATTGTTTCTTTGATTGCTAGAGATGAGAACCAACATCTAGTAGTAACACAAACCATCTTGGATAAGTGGAAGAAAGGTGACGATCCTGTGATGGTAGAAATTATGAAGGAAGAGGAAGAATGGTTATACGGGGCATTTGCTAAGTGTGTAGACGAGGAGAAAGCATGGGCATCATACTTATTCAGAGATGGTTCTATGATAGGTCTAAATGAAAAACTATTATCACAATATGTTGAGTGGATTGCAAACAAAAGAATGAAAGCAATAGGACTAAAACCACAGTATGACATTGCTATGAGAGCAAACCCATTACCTTGGACTACTCATTGGATTAGTTCTAAAGGTTTACAGGTAGCACCACAAGAAACAGAGGTTGAATCATATATAGTTGGAGGAATCAAGCAGGATATGAAGAAAAATTCTTTCGCAGGTTTTAAATTATGAGTGGTGATGTAGGGTTAGAGTATGAACCTGTAATCTTTTACAGCGATGAGATGACTATGGCAAAGTTAATTATGTTAAGTCATAAAGGAATCAACATTGCACTGTATAATAATGTCATAGAAAAAATCAACAAAAAAAGAGGAAGGCGATGAGTTATGATGACTCCAATTGGAGAAGTGAATACCTTGATCTTTGTGCATGGAGACTAACTAAAAGACAAGTTGAGTTGTTAGAGAAAGGACCACATAGTTTGAGTCAGGCATGGTTGATAGGTGCTATGCATAATGACTGGAAACGAATCAAGGGTTATAAAGACGAATACCCAAACGAGAATACAGGTCAATTACAATCATCATTTAAAGAGTGGAACGACAATGTTGAACATAATAAATGAAGATGTTGTATTCCATGTATCAGACAATCACGATGTCGATATAGTTAAGTTTGATGATATTGAAATCCTAGTAGTAGATAATTTTTATAAGAATCCACATTTAGTTCGTAAACTTGCTTTCGATATACCTGCAACAAACTTTACTAATAGAAATGGATACCCTGCAGCACAGATAAATGTGTCATATAATATGCGACCTGTTGTAGGAATATACCAATATTATATTCAAAAATATTTTCCCAACTGTCTGTCTGATGATTACATTATAGGTATCATGAGTCAGGCAAGTTTTATGGTCAATGTCATGCAAAGTGACGGTAATGAATACCTACCACCACATACCGACTGTCCATCATTTAACAATTTAGCAAGTGGTATCTATCTAAACTCTCCAGAGGAATGCTCAGGAGGAACTTCATTCTTTAAGGATGATGAGTATCTAGGATGCGTTGATATGAAATACAATCGTATGATTATCTACCACCAAAATGTTCAACACACTGCCCGTATGGAATTTAATTCCTTTGTAGGCAACACTTATCGAATCAATCAGATGTTTTTTATCTAAATAATATAGTAGATAATACCAGATGACATGAAGTTTGATACCTTTGCATCGACTCTAGAAGAAAAAAGAGGTCTTTGGGACAACATGCATGCTAGACGCAAGGCAGGTAAACCTAAAAGAAAACCTGGTGATAAGAATTATCCTAAGACATTAAATGTTGAGGAAACATGTGGTAAAGGTGAATACTTCTGTAATGATGAACAGAAATGTAAACCAATACCAGAGGGTCATAAGGTAAAGGACAATGGTGAGTTAGTATCAGAAGCATCTGCAGCATGGCAAAGAAGTGCAGGTAAGAATAAATCAGGTGGTTTAAATGAGAAAGGCCGTAAATCATATGAAAGAGAAAATCCTGGCAGTGACTTAAAAGCACCTAGTAAAAAGAAAGGTAACAAGAGAAGAGCATCATTCTGTGCAAGAATGAAAGGTATGAAAAAGAAACTTACTTCTGCTAAGACTGCAAGAGATCCAGATTCAAGAATTAATAAGTCTCTTAGAGCATGGAACTGTGAGTATGAGTGGGAACTAGACCTACTAGAAGATGCAAAGATGGCAAGACAAAGTGATGAGAATCTTGCTGCAGCACATAAAAAATTTAGTGGCATGGATCAGTCATCTCCTGCTAATAAATTCATGTTGAAAAGAATTGAGAAAGAACAAAAGAGAAGAAAGAAAGCAGTCAGCGAACATCATCAAAAAGATAAAGATGGTAATACAATTCCTCATGAGGACGATATAAAAGAAGCAAAGGTAGATAATCTGATTCCTGATTGGAAGAGATCAGCAGCAAGAAACAAACGCTATGGTAATCCTCATGGATCTCTAGCATTGGGTGGCGGTATCCAAAGAGATAGAAGAGATGACCATTACAATAGAAGAGGGAAGAAAACTAAAGGTGTGAAAGAGGAAATTGCTAACGAAGCAATGATCTTAAGCAAGAGATCAAAAGGTCCAGACAGGAGTACCCCCTATAGAAATAGACCTGAAAAAGGAACTGTTCCACCAGAACTTGTTGGTAAGTTAAAAGTTGGTAAGGATCCTCGTTTTAAATCTAAAGGTGTAAAAGAAGAGATTGTAAATGAATTGAAAGTACCTAAAGGGACTTCTTATGAGAAGATGTCATATAAAAAATTTAAAAACACACATAAAGACTTTAAGAGTGACGGTGTACCAGGCAAAACTCTTCCAAGAGTTACAGCATTAGATAAGAAAACAGGTGGCACTGTATCCAGACCTGTTAAGTTTGTACCTGAGTCATTGAGACAGGCCAAGATAAACATTGGTAGAGATCCTGATAAAAAAACTTGTTGGGATGGTTACAAAGCAAAGGGAACTAAGAAAAAAGATGGTAGAGATGTTCCTAATTGTGTCAAAGAGGATCAAGTTGATGAGGGAATGCTAGTCAATGTTGCTAAGGGTGTAGAGTCTGGTGTCAAAAAATTTAATAAGTTTGATGACAGAGTAACTAAAGCAGCAAAGAAAAAAGTTGGAAAGGTTGCTAAGAAAGTTGG